GTTGCACTAGAAACGAGCGATATGACTACTTCTGCTGGTGTTCTTGTTACAGAGTCGGGAGAATACTTGATACAAGAGACATATATAATTGGAGATGGAAGTACTTCATCTGATAATGTAGATACCATGGCTCAGAACGAATTGTTTGAATCGGAAGATGGTTCGATATCGTCTACGGCCGCAAACTCTATATTAGATTTCTCGGAGTCAAATCCATTTGGTGATGTAGGAGGATAATTCATAATGTTAGGACAACAATTTTACCATGAAACAATCCGAAAAATAATTGTAGGATTCGGCACAACATTTAATAATGTTCACTTAGTCCGAAAAGACAGTTCGGGTAATGTTTCTCAATCGATGAAGGTTCCACTTGCCTATGGTCCAAGAGAAAAGTTTTTAGTTCGTCTTAGAGCTGATGCTGATATAGCTAGCAAAGTTGCAATTACACTTCCTAGAATTGGTTTTGAAATTCAAAATCTTTCTTATGATTCCACCCGTAAATTAAGTCGTGTTCAAAAGTTTAAAAAAGTAAAGGGTAGTACGAGTAGACAGTTAGATACTCAATTTATGCCCGTGCCATATAATTTGGAAGTTGTTCTGTATATTTTGGCAAAACAATCGGATGATGCATTACAGATTGTTGAACAAATTTTACCTTACTTTCAACCAGATTATACTATCACTATTAATGATATGGCAGATATGGGAATTAAAAGAGATGTTCCCATTGTTTTAAATAGTTTAGCTTACGAAGATAATTATGAGGGAGTGTTTGAACAACGAAGAGCGTTAATATATACCATGAACGTTACATGTAAATTTTGCTTGTATGGCCCTGTTACTTCCAGTAGCGTCATAAAAACCGCTCAAGTTGATCAATATAGTGATATGCCAGATCAATCACCTAAACGAGAACAAAGATACACTGTCACACCAAAACCATTCGGTGCAGATGCCGATGATGATTTTGGTTTTAATGAAACATCATCATTCTTTACAGATGCAAAAGACTTCAATCCTGTAACTGGAGAGGATGAAGGATAAACATGTCTGACAAAGTTATTGATGAAGCTTTAGGAATTGTAACTCCATTCAAAACCCCTGCTCAAGATTTAGTTGATTCTGGCCAATGTCCAACAGAATCATCTAAAGGTGAAATTATGGGCCAACAAGATTGGGGTGATATGAATGATGCGGAGAGAGATTATGAATACCAACGACAAAACTTCTACAATTTGGTCGAAAGAGGAACGGATGCAGTGGAAGGAATTTTGGAACTCGCAAAAGAATCAGACCACCCCAGAGCATATGAGGTTGCTGGAAATCTTATCAAGCAAGTGGCAGAGGTTACTGAAAAACTTGGCGACCTTCAAGAGAAAATGAAAAAACTAAAAGANGTTCCAAGTAACGCACCTAAAAATGTGACAAATGCTTTATTTGTAGGGAGTACTGCTGAGTTGCAGAAAATGTTAAAAGAGAAGTAACATGGCTGATCAAAATCAATATCTCGGCAATCCAAATTTAAAAAAAGCAAATACTGTTGTAGAATTTACAAAAGAAGACATTAAAGAATACCATAAGTGTGCTAAAGACCCTTTGCATTTCATTGAAAATTATGTGCAAATTGTCTCACTAGATGAGGGCCTTGTTCCATTTAAAATGTATGACTTTCAAATGGGTATGGTGGAAACCATGCACGATAATAGGTTTTCTATTTTTAAATTACCTAGACAGTCTGGTAAATCAACCACCATTATTAGTTATCTTTTACATTATGCGTTGTTCAACCAAAATGTTAACATTGCTGTTCTTGCAAACAAATCAACAACTGCAAGAGATATTTTAAGTAGACTACAACTTGCATATGAAAACCTCCCCAAATGGATGCAACAGGGAATTGTAGCTTGGAACAAAGGTAACATAGAGTTAGAGAATGGTAGTAAAATTATAGCTGCTGCTACATCTTCAAGTGCAATTCGAGGAGGTTCATATAACATCATTTTCTTAGATGAGTTTGCTTTCGTTCCTTCAAATGTCGCAGAACAATTCTTTGCTTCTGTTTACCCAACAATTACATCTGGCCATAATACAAAAGTTATTATTGTATCAACTCCTCATGGTATGAATATGTTCTACAAGATATGGGCTGATGCACAAGAAAAACGAAATGATTATATTCCAGTAGAAGTTCATTGGAGTGAAGTTCCTGGCCGTGATGAGGTGTGGAAAGAAGAGACTATAAGAAATACATCTGAATCACAATTTAATTCAGAGTTTGAATGTGAGTTTTTGGGTTCTATTGATACGTTAATTAGTCCGAATAGATTTAAATCTTTAGTTTATAAAAATCCTATACAATCTCATTCTAAATTAGATATACATCATAGACCAGAAAAAGATCGTATTTACATGTTGACTGCTGATGTGTCTAGGGGAACTGCAAATGATTATTCAGCGTTTGTGGTATTTGATGTTACAGAAATTCCATATAGAGTTGTTGCTAAATTTAGAGATAATGAAATTAAACCTTTATTGTTCCCAACTAAAATACATGAGGTTGCAAAGGCATATAATAATGCATATGTTATGATTGAAGTAAATGATATCGGTGAACAGGTTGCAAATACTTTACAGTTTGATTTGGAGTATGAGAACCTAGTTATGGCTTCCATGCGTGGTAGAGCAGGACAGATACTTGGAGCGGGCTTTTCTGGAGGCAGAGCACAGTTAGGAGTAAGAACAACAAAAGCTGTGAAAAAGGTTGGATGTTCAAATTTAAAACAACTCATAGAAGATAATAAACTTATTATAGAAGATTATGATTGTGTAAATGAACTATCCACTTTTATAATCAAGGGTTCATCATATTCAGCTGATGACGGTTGTAATGACGATTTAGTTGCTTGTATGTTTATATTTGGTTGGGCGACTGACCAGACTTATTTTAAGGAGCTCACTGATAATGATATACGAATGACTATGATGAAAGAACAACAAGACGCATTAGAACAGGATATGGCTCCATTTGGATTTATAGTGAATGGTATTGACGATCCTTTTGATGATGAAGTTGATGAGTATGGAACTAGGTGGACAACTGTAGTTAGGGATTATAATACAAATTGGTAAAACCCTAAATAAATTCGATTAGGTCATTGTCAACTTTGATAAAACAGTTTGAACACAAAATTTTTGATTGGTCTATTAAATGAAATATTTCTTTTCTACTTTCATTATTAGTGCCCACTCTTTTTGTTAATTTACGGATTTCAGAATCATGGGGATGGAATTTTAAACAAATAGTTTCACTTTCACCACAATGAACACAGGATTTATCTGCCAAAAAATCATTTAATAAAACAATTCTTTTGCGATAGTTTCTGCGAGCTACTTTTTTTATAGTCTCTTTATATTTTTGATAGTGTTCATTCATGATAATATTTATAAGTTATAACACTTATAAAAGCACAGTTTTAGGAAATTAAATATTATAAATATTCTAAAATACAACAAGACTTCGGCAAAGGAGTAAAGAGATGAGTTTTTTAAAATCTCCCGGCGTTCATGTAAGAGAAATTGATCTTACAACAATTGTTCCATCAGTGCCAACAACGATTGGTGCTATAGCTGGTGCTTTCGAGAAAGGTCCAGTAAGTTCTATCGTAACTCTTGGTTCCGAGGAAGATTTAGTAAAGATTTTTGGTAAACCCAAAAATAGTTCAAATCAGTTTGAGACATTCTTTACTGCTACTAATTTTCTTCAGTATTCAGATCAGTTAAAAGTGGTTCGTGTTGAATCTGGTATTACAAATGCTTGTGCATCTGGAACATCAATCATTATTCGTGATGATGATCATTACGAAGATTCCTTTTCTTCTGGCCAAGGTTCTGTCGGTGAATGGGCTGCAAGAACTGCTGGAATACATGGTAATTCAGTAGGTGTTTCAATTTGTGCTAATTCAACTGCATATGAAGAGACTGCTGTTACCACTACAAGTGCTGAAGAAGCTGCTGGTCAAACGGAAATTAGTGTAACAGACGGTACAGCTTTTACTGTCCATGATATTGTTAACTTTGGGGAATCACAAGGGTTTGAGTATCAAGTAACTGCTGCTGATGCATCCACTATAACGATTAAGTTAAAGGATGACCCACAAGGTCGTGGACTTCAAAGTACGATTGCTACTGCTACAAATATCCGGCGCCGTTGGAGATTTTATGATTTGTTTGATGGCGCTCCAGGCACTTCAGATTGGGCTACTCAAAATAATAGAGGAACCCAAGATGAAATTCATGTTGTGGTATATGACCAACTTGGAGAAATTGGTGGTTTTGCGGTAGAAAGTAATGGTA